CACCTGGGGTTGCGGACGAAGCAGGAAACCCGGTATCTCGAAATGGGTGCGTGGGACCGCAACGCGTCCATCGTGGATGTGTCCCGGTTGAAGGGCCGTGAGTGTTTCGGCGGTCTGGACCTGGGTTCGACGTCGGACTTGACGGCGTTGGCGTGGGTTTTCCCGGATCGGGACGTGTTCGATGTGTTGCTGCGGTGCTGGGCGCCCGAAGACTCGATACAACACCTGGATGAGCGAACCGCGCGGGCCGCGTCAACGTGGGTCAAGCAGGGCTGGTTGACGACCACACCGGGCAACGTGACCGATTATGACTTCATCAAGGCGCAGATCGGCTCCGACCGCGACGAGTTCGCGGTGAAAGAGCTGGCCTATGACCGCTGGAACGCCCAGCAGTTGGTGAACGATCTGGTGTCCGACGGTGCGCCGATGATCACGATGGGGCAGGGTTTCGCGTCGATGTCGGCGCCGACGAAGGATCTGCAACGACTCATCCTCACCGGCACTGAAACGAAACCTGTTGTGCGGCATGGGGGTAACCCGTTGCTGCGGTGGATGGTGGATAACTTCGCGGTGGCGATGGACCCGGCGGGCAACGTGAAACCGGATAAGGCGAACGCCGGGGACAAGATCGACGGCGTGGTGGCACTCATCATGGCGTTGTCGCGGGCGGTCGCCGCGCGTGAGGCTGCGGGTGTGAGTGCATACGAGACAGGTGAGGGGCTGATGGTCATATGAGGCGATGCGTAAGCATCCGGGACTGAACCGGCGCGTGCTGGTGTCCCTGTTCTCAGGTTCCGCAGTGTCCGGTGTGCTGACCCAGACGCGTGGCGATTTCCTGATCATCAAGGGCGCCACGGTGCACGAGGCTGACGCCGAGCCGGCCGCCGCGGACGGCGACATCGTCATCGACCGGTCCAACGTCGACTACGTGCAGATCGTCGGGGGGCCGTAGATGGGGTTCGTGGTGTCGGAGGGCACGGTGCGCAGCTTGTCACGTCCGCTGATCCCGACTGCGCGGCGCATCGAGTTGTCACCGTGGCTGGCGATGGACTACTTCGAGATATGGCGCACCCAACCGTCTGTGCGGCGCACCGTGTCGTTCCTGGCCCGCAACATCGCCCAACTCGGCCTGCACATGTTCGAGCGGCGCGGCGACGCCGACCGGCGGCGGCTGACCGATCACCCGCTGGCCGAACTGCTGACCCAGCCGAACAAGGACACCACCCGTTACCGGTTCCTCAACGCGCTGGTGCATGACTTCGCGATCTACGACTGCGCCTACTGGTGGAAATCCAACAGAGACGGCCGCCGGCAACTGGTGCACATGCCCGCACCGTTGATCACCCCGAAGGGCGACAACTGGCTCACCCCGGAAGTGTTCGAATTCCAGGGGCAGCGGGAACGCAGACTGATACCGGCCACTGACATTCTCTACTTCCGCGGTTACGGCGGCATGGCCGACATTGGGGTGTCGCCGCTGGAGTCGCTGCGGCAGGTGCTGCGCGAAGACTGGACCGCCTCGGAGATGCGTGAGCAGACGATGCGCAACGGCGCGCGGCATTCAGGGTTCATCACCCGCCCCGCCGCCCCGGCCGCCCCGCCGTGGTCGGAGGAGGCCCGCGAGCGTTTCAAGCGGGAATGGCAGACGATGTACGCGGGTGCGCTGGCCACCAGCGCGGGCGGGACACCGCTGCTCGAAGACGGGATGGCGTTCATTCCCGCATCGCAGACCGCCAAGGACCTGCAGTACGTGGAGTCCCGCCGCCTCACCGACGAAGAGGTGTGCCGCTCATACTTCGTGCCGCCACCGATGATCGGCATTCTCGAGCACGCCACGTTCTCGAACATCGAAGAACAGCACAAGATGCTCTACCAGGATTGCCTCGGGCCGCTGCTGTCGATGATCCAGGACGAGATAGAGCTGCAGCTGCTGCCCGATTTCGAGCCGGTGAAACCGGGCCGGTTCTACGTCGAGTTCAATCTGATGGAGAAACTGACCGGGAACGTCGAGGAGCGCGACGCGGCGATCACCCAGTCGGTCGGGGGGCCGTGGCGTCAGATCAACGAGGGCCGGGCGCTGGCGAACCTGCCACCAATCGACGACGGCGACCGGCTGTGGATACCGGCGAACCTCGTGCAGAACGGCGACCCCGACCCGATACCAGCCGCCGAACCTGAACCGATGATGGGTGTCCCGCCGAAGCGGGCGCCGCTACCCGTCCCGACCTTAAACGGCACAGCCGTCCACTGAGAAAGAGCAGGAGAATCCCGATGCTCACCAAGATTGCGGCCAGCGCGATCAAAGCCGGACCCGACGACGGGCTGACAGAAGGCCAATTCCTGGCCTACGCCAGCGTGTTCGGCAACATCGACTCCTACGGCGACCTCGTCATGAAGGGTGCGTTCGCCAACGACCTGAAACGCTGGGAGAAATCCGGTACCCCGATCCCACTGCTGTTCGGGCACAATATGCACGACCCCGACTACAACCTCGGCCACGTCGTGGACGCCGAGGAAGACGACACCGGCCTCAAAGTGCTCGCGCAGCTGGACCTGGAGAACCCGAAAGCCAAACAGGTGTACCGGATGCTCAAGGGCCGCCGAATCAACCAGATGAGCTTCGCCTACGACGTCATCGAGGGCGGCCCCGCCAAGCGCCGCAAAGACGACAGCGGCGACGGTGAAGACCCGGAATCCGAAGACTATTACGAGCTGCGCGAATTGAAGCTCTACGAGGTGTCGGTGGTGACGCTGGGCGCCAACCAGGAAACAGAAATCCTGGCGGTCAAGCAGATGCCTGTGGTGGCGCGCCGATTGATCGCCGAACAGAAAGCGGGCCGGGTGCTGTCGGCCAAAAACGAGAACGAACTCCGCGACGCGTACGAAGCGATCGGACGCGTCCTGTCCGCTCTCGACAGCACATCTGACGAGGAGAAGGCCAGCGATACCGGCCCGTCCCGCCAAGCGCCTGCCGGGGACACCCCGCAGGGTCAGCCCCGCGGGGCCAGCCGGGCGTCGTCCGTCAACCCCTCGGCGTTGCTGGACGCGATAGCGGCGCAAATCCGTGCCGAAATCGCCTGTTAAACAACAACTCTGAGGAGAGTTAACGAAATGACCGAATCAAACATGAGTCCCCGGCTGAAGGCGCTCCAGGAACGTGCCGAAGCCGAAGGCAAGAAGGCCCGCGACATCGCGCAGGCCGCCCTCGACGGCGACCGCGAGATGACCGACGACGAGAAGGCCGGCTACGGCGCCGCGATGAAGGCGCTCGCCGACATCGTGGAAACGGTGCGGACGGTGAAGGCCGACGAGGCGATCATGGCCGAGGCGAAGGCGTTCGGCACCGAGGTAGGGGTGCCCGACGCGCGCGAACTGAAGGCGCGGGTCAAGAGCCTCGGGTTGACGGTGGTGGAATCGCCGGAATTCAAGGCGATGCTGGCGCCGTATACCCACGGCGGGCAGGTGGCGATCCCGAAGGGCTCGCACATCAACTCCGCGCCGATCGGTGTGAAGTCGTTGTTCACCGGGCTGTCCTCAACTTCAGCCGGCGCGTTCGTCGTCAATGAACGTACCGACATCGTGGAACCATTGGGCCGTAAACCGTTGACGCTGCGCGGCCTGGTGTCCAACCGGCGCACCACCTCAGACACGGTCGAGTTCGTACAGCAAACCAGCCACACCAACGCCGCCGCAGTCGTCGCGGAGGCAACCAGCTCGGCGGCCCCGACTGCACCGGGCGGTGCGGGCGCCCTGGTCAACGTCGCCGGTGGCGGATATAAGCCCGAGGGTGCGTGGGCGTACGTCGTGGTCACCGCCGCAGTGAAGACGATCGCCGAATGGGTGCCCGCCACCAAGCGGGCGCTCGCCGACGTCGCCCAGTTGGAGGGGCTGATCAACGACGAGTTGCGGGCGGACATCGCCGAAACGGAGGAAAATCAGATCCTCAACGGCGACGGCACCGGCGAGAACTTCACCGGCATCGCCACCACGTCCGGGATTCAGACGCAGTCGTTCGCCACCGATATTTTCACGTCCATCCGCAAGGGCATCACGAAGGCCAAGACGGTGGGCCGGGTCAACCCGAATGCGATCCTGATGAACCCCGCCGACGCCGAATCGGTCGACCTGACCAAGGACGGAAACAACCAGTACTACTACGGCGGTCCGCAGACCCTCAACCAGCGCACCATGTGGGGACTGCCGATCGTGGAGTCGGAGTCGCAGACCGCCGGGTTCGTCACCGTCGGCGACTTCACCAAAGCGGTGGTGTGGGACCGGGAACAGACCACGGTGACGATGACCGACAGCCACGCGGATTTCTTCATCCGCAACCTGGTCGCCATCCTCGCCGAGGAGCGGTTGGCGTTCGGCGTCACCCGGCCGTCGGCGTTCGTCACGGTCGACATCGTCGCCTAAATGGCGCTGATTGGAACGGGGGAGGCCGGCGAAAGCTGGCCTCCCCCGTCATCAGAAAGGGGTCCGGGCGTGAAACGCTACGACGTCGAAATCAACGGGATCAAGACGACTTTGCTGCTGTCCGACGCGGACGCGAAGGCCCGCGGGCTGAAACCGCCAGCTGAAACGAAGCAGGCCGAGGCGCCGAAGAACAAGACCCGCACCGCCCCGGGCAAGCAGGGATAGTTATGCCGGACACCGGCGGCGAGGCGGCGGCGCAGCGGTGGTGCGGCTGGCACGTCACCCCCGAGATGGAGCAGCGGGTGGTGCTCGACGGGCCGGGCGGTCAACTGCTGCGCCTGCCGACCCTCTGCGTGACCGAACTCGTCGACGTCACCGAGGACGGGATCGCCCTCGACGTCGCCGACCTGGAGTGGTCGCGGATCGGGCTGGTGCGTAAGCGCTCCGGGGCCGCCTGGACCGACCGCCTCGGCGGTGTCGTGGTGACGATGGTGCACGGTTTCGCTGAAGCGCAGGATTTCGAGGTGGCGGTGTTGTCGTTCACCGACCGGATGTCACGGGCCGCCGCCGATGGCGGGTTGCCGGTGGCGGTGGGTCCGTTCCGGTGGTCGGAGGATCAGGACCGCGCGGCGGGCGGGTCGGCGTTCTCCGCTGTGGAGTTGTCCATCCTGGATCAGTACCGGCTGGAACGGTCACCGTGAGCGAGCAGGTGACCCGGCATCGAGGCGGCGGCCGCGACGAGAACGGTCAACTCGCCTCGGAGTCGACGGCGGTCCTGACGGCGATGGCGGTAGCGCCGGGCGCCGGGTCGGAACGCCTCGAACGTGGCCGTGACGGCGAAGACATCACGTACACGGTCTACTTCACGCCCGGTGTGGACATCGTCAGCGCCGACGAGCTGACGGTGCGTGGGCAACGGTTCCGGATCGTCGTCAACGTGTGGGACATGTCCGGGCGGGGCGGCCTGGAAGTGCTGTGCATGCGGGGGCAGGGGTGACGTTCGAGCTGGATCTGGCGGGCGGCGCCGAGGTCCTCAAAGAGTTGGTGGCCGATGAGATCTTCGCGCTGACCGCCGCGATCGGCGGCAACGCCGGTGAAGGAGCCGAAGTGAAAACCTCTGTCACCGACCGTGCCCGCGGATCGGTGACGGTACCCGCCGAAACGCAAGCCAAAGATGGTGTGCTCACCAAAGCGGCCGCCGCGGCCGGACTAGAGATCAAGCCGTACCCGCGTAAGGAACGCCGCCGCACCCGCACGAAGCGGGCACCGAAGAAGACCCGGAAGGGCGCCGCGGATGCCGCAGCCGACGACACGTGAAGCCGTCGACGTCGCCAGGCTAGTCAAAGACTGGCTGAAAACCGACCTGGCAACCAGGTTCCCGGAACTGTCGGTTCGCCTCGAGCTGCCCCCGAACTGGGCTGCGGGGTCCGCGCCGGTGCTGATCGTGTTCGACGACGGTGGCCCGCTGGACAACTGGCCTACCGCCACCTCACCGACGATCCGGGTCACCACGTGGACATCAGGGCGGCAAACCAAATACGCCTACGCCGCGATGACTAGGCTGCTGTCCGCGCGGATACCGGGTGTCGCCGCCGTCCTGCCGGGCGCCGGGTTCTTGGAGGCCCGCGACTCCAAGACCGGTGGTGACCTCGTGTCGTTCACTGTGCTGACCCGCGTCCGCACGCGGTAACACAATCGGCACCCCACCCAAACCCGGGTGGGGTTTCCTGAAGCCCGCAAGGGCAATGTAACGCCCTTGAAGGAGGGAAAGCATGACCATCAATCCCGATGCCACATGGATTCCAGACCAGGCGGAGGTGTGGTTCGCGCTCAAGGCTGACGTCGACGACATCACGACAATGATCCCGCCGGTATCAACCGACGACCTCGAAGCGCTCGGATGGGAGGAAGTCGGCCTCATCGACGACAAGAAGGGCATTCCACTCAACCCGAGCGGCGAAGTCCGGGAATACGACGCTTTCGGCTACCCGAACTTCAGAACGAAATTCAAGAAGGGCAAACTGAAGTCCGGTTTCACCGCGCTGGAATGGAATTCGGTTACCCGTAAGTTCGTGCTGCCCGGATCGACAGCCGATAACATCGGGATTCCGCGCGACATTCAGGGATACCTTTTGTACCGGTTCACCGACGAGGACCGCACCACCGCGTGGGTGCAGCTGCGGCCCGCCCTCATCGAACTGGTAGGCCACGGCGGCATCATAGACGGCGAGCTTCAGTGGGCGGATCTGACCGTGCACCACAGCCCGAACGCCGACCGCGACGCCTTCAAAATCATATACGGCCCTGTCACCAAGGTGTTCACCCTCGGCGCCGGTGTGACCGCCTATACGGCGACCGTGAACGGCGAAACGACGGCGTCGATATCGACACTGACCTCAGCCGCGCTGCAGACCGCGCTGCGCGCACTGACCGCCGTCGGGTCAAGCGGGGTGACCGTCACCGGTTCCGGAACCGGCCCGTTCACCGCGGTATTCACCGTCGGGGTTTCGACGGTGACCGCCACAGGCACCGGCGGCACCGTCACCGTCACCGCAGGCTGACCACATGTCAGCCAACTCCGAGGATGCCCCGGCGCCGCTGGACCGCCAACGCAAGAAATCCGCGGCGACCCGCCAATCCGAGGCTGACGGTTTCGTCACCATCGAGCAGTGCGGTATCACCCTGCAGGTCCCCGTGAAAGGCAAAGTGCCGCTGAAGGCGTACATGCTGTTCCGGGAGGGCGACGAACTGGGCGGCACCGAGGCGCTGCTGGGCTCCGAGCAGTGGGCGGCGTTCCTGAAATGCGACCCGACAATGGATGACTACGCGGCCATAGGTGAGAAACTCAGCGAGGCCGCGGGAAACCTTTAGGCCTCTTACGCCTGCTCGATGAGCACGGCGACGAGATAGAGGCCGACCTGCAACGCTACTACCGGATAGATCTGGTCGATTTCTACCGCGGGAAGTTGTCGGCCCGACGTTTGGGCGTCCTGATCCGCGGACTGCCCGCCCGTTCGGCACTGGTCGCCGTACTCAACGACGGCAAACCCGGCTGGACAACGACTGAT